AAACTGTTCACATACAAATCTTGTAGCGTTTTCTTGTTTTGCTGTTTCAGCTGCATTGATAGAACTACCACCTTCACCTGAACCATTACCAAATGCAATTTTTAGTTTTTGAAGATTTGCTACTTTTGCTAATTTTTCTTTTACTCTTTTAATATTATCAGTTTGTTCAACTATTCTAGGTATCTTAATATCAGAAAAATCTTTAGTAGGGTCTAAAACTATCGTAGTGCCGTACTCTTTTTGAACAAAAGCAAATACGGCTGCAGCTTGTATAGAATAAGGTTTATTCTTACCTGTAATATCGTTACTTGTTTTTGGTCTAAAGTTAAATGCCATACTGCTATTTATATACTAGCAGTATCGCTTTGTCAAGCGTTATCTAGGTAATGTTTTACACTTAAATACTAATGAAATTCTAAACTTATCACTCTCAACTGCTCTTGCAACATGAGGTATTCTTGCGTCAAAGACTACGACACGACCCGCTTTAGGCCAATATGATTTGACAATATTAGGTTCAGCACTTCCTGAAAAACCATATGGTGTATTAACTGCCATTGCCATCATTTCGTCTGTAAGATTAGGTGTCCAGAACTCAATTGTACCACCATCTTCTGGTGTCCAGTCAGGTGTTAGATACACAATAACTGTATATTGGTCGCCAGTCCATCCATCTATGTGAATACCACCTGATTGTCCTGCGTGATGTCCATTTAAGTAGTGTCTAAGTAATTTGACACCTTCTGGATTTACTTTATCCCATATCTCTTGTACCCAATCTTGTTCAATCTCATAATCAACTTCTTCGGTATCACTACCACCTAGATGAATATGTTTGTAACCAGGTGTCTTGGCTTCTTTTTTCATTTCTGTTGTAGAGTACCAACCATCTTGCCAATCTAAAGTATTCATACAGATATCGTAATATCTTCTTATGTCTTTTTCTGGTATTGTGTTGTCAGAAGCTTTTATAATTTGGTGATAATCGCCACCTGCTAATGCCATAGCAGGAAAAGTATATTTCTTTTCTGTACCTGGTTTTGTTATCTCCATCATAGTACCTTCAGGTAATTCTTTTGCTTCAATTTTAGTAGATTCTTGCGTTGTTTTAATACCTACTGTGTCTAAAGAAGATGTATCACCTTCAATCACACTTGTCATATCAACTATGTTTGTCATTTTTTTCCTGTTCTTCCTCTTCTTCAAATAGTATCATGGTAATTAAACTGTAAATTGCCATGTCCATTAAGGTATCTTTGATACCTTCTTCTTTAAATTTAAATTCACCCTTCTTGATGAAATTACTTATACGAGCATACTTATCACCCATGCGAACAACTGAACCTTGCCAAGCAGGAATACCCGATAACTCTGATAATCGAAAGTTAGCAAAGATATCTTCATTTGCACCATAATCATGTCTTTTCTTATCGTGCAATTCTTTTATGACATCTAAAATTTCATAAAATCTTTTACTTTGTTTGTTTATATCATCAATCATTATATTTTTCCTAGTGTTAGGTGTTTAACCACACCTCCTTGATTTTCCCATTGGTTATATTTGTTTTGATGGTCGCAAACCTTTTGTGCCTCATCTTCAAATTCAGACTCAGTAATTATACTGCCAGTTGGTCTTTCAATAACCAACCAACGAACTTTACTCTTTCTTTTGATAAGTTTCATCTCGTAAGAAATCTTATGTTTCTTTATTCCTTTTACGACCCTCTTTTTCATATCTACTCTTTTGTTTCTTTAACTGGTGCTTCTGTAACCTCTGGTTTAGGTTCATCAATCTCAGCAGCTGCAGGAACATTGTCTTGAATAAACTTTGCATGATGAGCTACGATTATTTTACAATTTTGTATATCTGCATTTAAATTGTTGATTTGTTTTTGGTAATTATTTACCTGTACGATAGCATTCTTTAGTTCAGTATTGAATTTAGATTCATCATACCATTTTTCGTTTAGTTTTATAGCCATTTGTTTTCTCCTTTTGGTTATACTTTAAAATCTGAGAACTGTCCCAGTTTTTTAAATTTATCATTAGATGATAATGTCTCTTGACCACTATCAACTAAATCAGTTTGTGCGTTTTGTTCTACATCATAGAAACGCATTTTAGACCTATCAACACCAAGTATAAACTTTCTATTTACAGTTGGGTCATTATATCTATTCTTTAATTGTTTGACCATTATTTGGTTCTTTTCTTCTAGTTCTTCACTACTAATCAAAGCAAACATAAAGTCTGCTGTAGCAGGAAGACCAAAACTCTCTGAGGTATCTTCTAGACCTACATCACTACTTACAAAACCACCTCTTGTTGTTTGAGTAGCAGAGAAGATAGGTATGTCATTTTCTACTGCAAGGCCTCTTAATTCTTCAGCGATTGCTTTAATCATTGTATAACTATTCACATTTGCACCAGACTTAAATCTAGATGAAGTACAAATATTTAAATAGTCAACAAATACGATATCAGGTTTAAAAGATTTCTTTAATGCTAATTCACTAATCAAGTTTTTGAAATGACCTGTATTAGCAGTAGCAGTAGGATATTCTTTAATAATTAAAGTGCCTGTTGTTTTACTTTGTAGTTTATTAATCTTTGTCTCATACATTGTATAGGGTAATTCTTCTAAATCACTCATACCAACATTCAAAAGATTAGCGTCAATTCTTTCAGCAATTCTTTCTTCAGCCATCTCTAAAGTTATATACAATACATTCTTACCTTGTAATAATACAGACGAAGCAAGGTGTGTCATAAACATGGTCTTACCTACACCAGTACCTGCAAGACAAATATTCAAAGTCTTACTTGGTATACCACCTCTTGTAATCTTGTTGAAGAAATCTAAATCTAATTCAAGTCTTTCTTCTTTCTTCTTGTAAAAATCAAATCGTTCTTTTGATTCTTGTAAATAATCATGACCAACTTTTTGGTCAAAAGACACGCTCAAGGCATTCGATAATAACTCAGGTAAATATTCTGGAGTGTGTGCCTTATCTTTACCATCTAAGATTTGAATGCCAGACAATATAGCATTATGTATAGAACGGTCTTTACAAAACTTTTCTGTTGTCTCAACTAGCCAATCTATATTAACTGGTTCAGGATTTAATGTAGATAAAATATCTGTAATCTTTTTATACTCATCTTCATTAATACTTTTATTACTATTGATTTCAATTGATAAAGATTCCTTTGTAGGAAGATTATTATACTTATTTACAAACTTATAGATTTCTGTAAATAATACTTTTTCTAATCTATCTGAAAAATATTCTTCTTTGATAAAAGGTAAAACCTTTCTACAATATTTTTCATTGTGAATTAAATTACGAAGTGCTGTTCTTTCAATTCTCTCCATTAAGTTCCTTTTTCTGTTTTAATTGTTCATCTAATAATACAACTAATATATCACCAATGTGATTTATAAACTCTTGACTATCTGTATCAGCACTTATATTGTTTTCAATAATAGTATAATCAAACACCATAGGCAAAGCACCATCTGGTGTCTTTTCTGACTCTGGTCTAAAACCTACATTACCATATTTAAGAACTATACTTGCATACGGTCCACTAATTAGTTTAATTGCTGTAAAGTCCTCTCCTGGCTTCTCGACAAAGACATAATCTTCTCGGTGTTTAGGACTGGTCGTCTTGTGGGTCGGTGGTATTTTCGGTGTCAATTACATCTCCATATTTAAATTCTTTAGTACAAACTTCATCTAACTTTTCTAGTATCTCTGGTGTGAAATACTTTTCAGGATTATTATTAATTGTTTTACCAAATGTTTTACTACCATCTGGCAACTCTACCCTTGTTGATACTGATTTAAATATATTATGTTTTAATGCTAAATCTAATAAGCCATAATATCTATCTAAACCTTTATCATAAGTTAAACGAACATCTACTACTTTATTTTCTTTTGTTAATCTGGATTTGTAATTTTTACAATGTATAATATTACCAATAATTTCTGTCCCATCTTTTTCTTTTCTCTTTGATAGATAGACAATAGAACTAGCCG